GCCTTTTTCTGACCTTTAACTGCCCCTTTGCGGGGGCAGTTTTTTGTTACGCTTATTGCAAGAAACGGAGGTGCTTGCATGGTCGAAAAGTTGGTGTCGTTGGGATTTACCCAGCAGATGGCGGAGGACATCATTTGGGCGTATCAGGATGACCTCCCGGGGCTGAAAGCCTATGTGCGGGTGATAGAAATAGTGGCGGCGCATGTATAGCTACTTCAACGAAAATCCACACGGGAAAAATGTGGGAGACTGCACTGTTCGGGCTATTTCAAAAGCCACCGGGAAAGAGTGGGGCGAAACGTACCTTGCTATGGCGGTGCAGGGGTATTTGGAAGGGGATATGCCGTCTGCCAACGCGGTGTGGGGTGCGTATCTTCGGCGGATAGGCTACAGGCGGTACATGGTTCCGGATACTTGCCCGGATTGTTACACAGTCGGTAGGTTCGCCGATGAACACCCGGAGGGGACGTTTATCCTTGCGCTATCCGGGCACGTCGTGTGTGTGCAGGACGGCGTAATTTACGACAGCTGGAACAGCGAAAACGAAATTGTTTTGTATTACTGGCAAAAAGAAAGTGAGGCGTAACTATGGCATTTAACCCGTATTTCAACCCTTATTACCCGCAGCCAATGCAGGACAACCTTGCCCAGCTTCGGCAGCAGCAGATGCAGACCATGCCGCCGCAGATACCGCAAATTCCACCCATGCAGAACCCGGTTGCGCAGGGCGGCGTACAGTGGGTAGCTGGTAGGCCAGAGGCGGAGAATTGGCTGATTGCGCCCAACTCTGCTATTGCGCTGTGGGACAGCACGGCTCCCGTAGTTTACTTGAAACAGGCTGATGCAAGCGGCAAGCCGACCCTTAAGACGTATGACCTTGTAGAACGCCTTGCAAGCGCTCCTGATGCGCAGAAATCTCCCGCCCCGGAATATGTGACCCGTAAGGAGTTCGACGCGCTGGCGGCGCTTGTGGGCGAAATAAAGGGCAAGAAGAAACGCAAGGTGGAGGAGGACGAAGACGATGAGTAACAATCCGTTTTTCAATGCGTTAGGTGGCGGACAGATGCCGATGAACAACTTTCCCCAGCTGTTACAGCAGTTCAAGCAGTTCAAGGCAAGTTTTAAAGGCGACCCAAAAGCGGAAGTAGAGAAGATGCTGCAAAGCGGCAGGATCTCACAAGACCAACTGAACAAGATACAGTCAATGGCAAACCAATTTCAGGGGCTTTTCAAGTAAATCAAAATCGTGGCCACGGTTTGATATAAAAAATTTTCAAAAGGAGTGATACTATGTCTCTTTCCGATGGCACCCCCATGATGACTATGCCTGTGGCTCCTGCCAACACCGGCAACGGTAACGGCTTCGGCTGGGGCGGCGATGGCGCGTGGTGGATCGTGCTGTTCCTCATTTTCGCTGCGTTCGGCGGCTGGGGTAACGGCTTTGGCTTCGGTGGCGGCGGCAACGGCGTGATGGACGGTTATGTTCTGACTTCTGACTTTGCCAACATCGAGCGCAAGCTGGACGCGGTGAATAACGGCATCTGTGACGGCTTCTACGCCATGAATACCGGTATGCTGAATGGGTTTGCCGGTGTGACGCAGGCTGTGACCAGCGGCTTCTCCGCTGCGGAACTGGCGCGCTGCAATCAGCAGGCCGCTTTGATGCAGCAGCTCACCGCCATGCAGATGCAAAACCAGGAGTGCTGCTGCGAGAACCGGGCGGCTATCGCCCAGGTGCGGTACGACATGGCGACGCAGGCTTGCGACACCCGCAACACGGTCAACACCGCTGCGCGTGACATCATCGACAACCAGAACCAGAATAGCCGCGCTATCCTTGACTTCCTGACGCAGAGCAAGATGCGCGATCTGGAAAGTGCCAATCAGGAGTTGCGCCTTGCCGCTTCTCAGGCTGCGCAGAATAACTACCTGATCTCCCAGCTGCGCCCTTGCCCCACCCCAGCTTACATCACTTGTAATCCTTGGGCGGGCAGCAGCTATGGCGGATGCGGAACCGGCTGCGGCTGCTGACAACTGCATAGCACCAGCTGTTCGGAATTTCCGAACTGTTCAGCCCCGTGCTGATACTGACACCAACGCGGCGGGGCAATAGCTCCGCCGCTTATTTTAACTGAGAAAGGAATGATTTTAATGGCAGAATTTACTTCTGCGGCAATTCAGACCGTTGCTGCTGGGCAGAACGTTCCCCTGACGGAAACTGCGGTCAACAACAAGCCGTGCATCGTGCATCGAGCCGGAGCAGGCATCGTAACTTTGCGCGGGTTGACAAACCAGTGCAAGGCACGTTTTCGCGTAGCTTTTGGCGGCAACATCGCTATCCCTACCGGCGGCACGGTGGAAGCTATTACCGCCGCGCTGGCTATCAACGGTGAACCACTGACCAGCGCCGTGGCGACCGTTACCCCCGCCGCCGTGGAAAACTATTTCAACATTTATGTCAGCGCCATTGTGGAGGTGCCGAAGGGCTGTTGCCTGACTGTGGCTATGGAGAACACCAGCACACAGGCAATCAATTTCGCTAACTCCAACTTGACCGTTGACCGCGTAAGCTGAAAGGAGTAAACTATGAGTATGAAAGCAATGTACGATTTGCGCGATATGCTTTGCAAGGAGCTTGACGAGATCGCCCACAAAGGCGAACTTGGCGCAGGTGATTTGGACATCGCGCATAAGCTGGTAAGCACCATCAAGAACATCGACAAAATCGAGATGATGGAGGGCGAAGGATACAGCCGCGACGGCGATTACTCGCAGCGGCGCTATTCTCGTGACGGCGATCATTTCCAGCGCGGATATTCCCGCGACAGCTACGGCGGCGGCAGCTCTTACGCACGGCGCGGCACCCATTATGTGCGCGGCCATTACAGCCGTGATGGCGCAAAGGATGACATGAAGCGCCAGCTGCAAGAGATGCTGGACAATGCGGATGATGATACTATCCGCAACGCCATTCAGCGGTGTATGGATGCCGTGGAGGGCTGAAAGGGGGTAATTCCCCTTGATCGACGAAAAGGAACTTAAAGCCTGGATAGCCAGACTGGAAACGGAACAGTCAAGCTGGCCGAATTACGAGAAGTTGGCCGCGCTGTACATTATACAAAACCAGCACAAAGGGCAGAGAAACCCTGCACCGGTGGCTATGTATTCCAGCGCACCGGCTCCTGATGTGGTAGACGGTGACAGTGACTTTATGCAAGCGGTATCATCCCGCGCGCCGGAACAGGCGTGGGCCATAGTGGACGAGTTGATGGATGCGCTGAAAGTAACCAACGCGCGAATGTATGATAACGTGATGCGAAAGATGCGAGGATAAAGTATCCCCCGCCTGTTTTGGCGGGGGATATTCTTGTGTACTTAGTTTGCTGTAACCTAACGGGTTATAGAAACTAAGTACTTACAGAAAATCAAATTCAATCCGGCGGTCTTTGTATAGCCGGATTTCTTTTATTTTGAGTTTCCAAAATGCTTGTTTATTTTCTTTGTTAAGTTGTTTGTATATTTCTTGCCATCCTGCGGAAAATAAGGTTGCAATTTCTTCTGGTGCGCGGCTTTGTGATTTTACTTGTGTAAGCTCATCCATTTGTGATGTCAGTTCTGCATACTTTTTTGAGTAGTCCGCCTTTGAAATCATGTCGTCTATATATAACTCTGACAACTTGGATAGTTTTTTTTGTAAAGCCTTTAATTGCACATCTTGGTTTGCTTTGGGTTCTTGCCGCGGCTTGGCTTGCAATTTGATCTGTATCTGTTCGTCTATTGTCGACAGCAGATAATCTTCGATTTTCCATTCAACAGTAAAATTACCGTTGTTGCATCCTTTCCTCTGGGCAGACCCTTGACAATAGTAAGAGTAAGAGCACGCCCCGCTTGGCCGTGGAGATGGATGCCCGGTCATTCTGCGTCCACATTCTCCACAGACTATCAGCCCCGAAAAAATATACGTTCGATTGTAAGGGGATTTTCGTGTCACTCTCGTTCGTAAGCCTTGCACACGCTGGAATTCCTGCGGTGTTAAATACGGGGGCAATTTTATCCCGTGCCAGTCGCCCATGTATCCGGGGTTGTCCAACATTTGGCTGGCCGTTTGGTATTTAAGTTTTAATTCCGGTACTGCGTCCATCGCTTTTGTTATGGAGCCGGTTTCCAAAAATGTAGAAAAATATCTGCGTATAACCGGTTCTGTCTCTTTGTCTATAACAGCAAATTTCCCTTCAATTTTGTAGCCTTTCGGCAGATGACCGGTGCAAACCTCATTTCGATCTTTTTTTGCATCAAGCACTTTTTTTATGCGTTCACTGGCGCGGTCAGCTTCGTCCTGTGCTACGGAAAGCATAATGTTAATCTTCAACCGGCCTGCGGCTGTAGACGTGTCGTAGTCCTCATAAATCGTTTTCCACGACACGTTGTGGGCTTCAAGGATTTCCTGCACTTTGTAATACTCGCCGATGTTGCGAAACCACCGGTCCAGCTTTGTGACAAGAATAATGTCTACCTCATCATGCTTTACGGCTTCCAGCAGTTGAAGCATGGCGGGACGCTTTTCAATCTTTTTTCTGGCGGAAAACCCGGCATCCTGGAAAACGCCTACCACCTTCATATTGTGGGCTTTGGCGTATTCTTCGAGGTCGTTCTGCTGATCGTGAATAGACAGGCCAAACTTTTTCTGTTCTTCTGTGGACACACGCGGGTATAATGCTGCCCGCAATACTACATTCATTGTTCATCTCCTCCCTTATCTGGCGACAATGTATACTTTTTTGCATAGCGAAAATACATCATCAAAACAGCGGCAAAAAAGCCAATACCGACTGCAAGCAGCAAAAAGACGATCCATGCGAATATGCTGGCCTCTCCGCCCTGAATAAGCCCCTGGTGGGGGATACGGTAGTCAAAAAAGATATATCCCACGATAACAGCCATAAATATGGCGCACAAAAACGTAAGGCCATAAATAGCAAATTTTGTGTCCCGCGATTTCTTGCGGTGGTAGTTAATGGTTTTTGCCATCTGCTCCATGCCGCCCTCAAGATGGGCTATCTGCACATCGGCATCATGCAGCTGCTTTTGGTGCGCCAGCTTTTCGTTGGCTTGTGCTAACTCATCTTCTGTCGTCACTTCTTTTTCAATCCCGAAATATTCATCCATTGAAACGCCAAGCGCGGCACAAATTAAACCCATTTTGTACACGCTCGGCTCCTTTGATGACGCGGAGAAAAAATTGCTTATGGTTGATGCTGAAATGTCCGTCATGTCGGACAAATCTTGTATAGTTAAATTCTGTCGGTCTTTTGCATCCCTGCACAAATCCTGCAACGTTTTTACCATTTTCCCCTTTTACTCCTTTTTCGGGCAGGAGAATTCCAATTCTGGTTTGCCGCAAACGGTAATTATCCGAATTTGGTATTGCCCTGCCAAACCCTGATTTGTTAGTGTGAACGTGCAGCCGGAAAGCCAGGAGGCCACCGGCGAGAATAGCCCCGCTGTCCGTTGCGGGAGCAGCGGGGCTATTTAACAAAGGCCCACATATAAACACTTCCCCCTGAAATATTTTTTAATTTGTTGCCCATTTGTAGGCAACAAACAGCTTGTACGTAACTATAAGTGTACTAACTTAGTTGTACACCGAGAAAATAATATGTCAAATTGAGAAAGGGGAGAGAAATGAGTTATTGTACAAATGCCAACGTCTGTGGTATAATAAAAACAGATGCATTGGCGCAATGTGATATTGAAACGTTGCGGAGAATAGCCCTTAAAAAAATCGACCAGCTTTCCGATGAGGACTGCGCTGATATTATGAGTACGTTAAAAGAAAGAGGTGTGCTATGAGCAAGGACTACGAGATTTACATTGATAGGCTGGCTGAAAACAGCATTATTATGAAAGGCCAGATCAACGATGTTGTGTTTGGCCTAAAAGGGATCACAGACAAACTTGATACGCTGATCGCGCTCAAGCAAGTTGAATTATCACTCCTGCAACAGCAGCGATTGCCGCAACAGCCGAAAGAACAGTTGTAATAATAAACCGTGTTTTTTCGCGGCGTTCCTTGTCGGCTTTTTCTTTGCGCTCTTGTTCCTTGTCTTTCCGTTCCGCTTCTGTTCGCAGCCAGTCTTGCGGATCGGTAGGATATAGTGTAGGCATTACTCCAACTCCTGTAGTTTCTTCGTGGCTTCGTTGATAAGAGCCAACAACGCCGCACGATCATTTGTAGCTTTAATAAAGTTTGATGCAGCTTCTTTTGATCCCTCGCCCTTTGCGGCGGGGGCTTTTTTTGCGCCCTCCGGCGGCAGGATGGGCAGTTCATCCCCGTCCAGCTCCGCAAGCGTGATGCCGAAATGCTCGGCAATCTTCTGGCGCGTCTTTTTGTGGGGGATATTCCCTCCGTCAATCCAGTTTTTTACTGAAGACTGACTGCACTCCAATTCTTTTGCAAGTTGATAGTTTGAAAAACCAACTATGCTTTTTATATACTTCAAGTTTGTAGCAAAAGGCACAAAAGTAACCCTCCAAATTTGTACATAGTGATACTCCAAATTATATTGACTTATGCTGTAAGTTGGAGTAATATAATATTCGTGGACAGGCAATAAAAACCTGCACCACCTCGATAAATAGGGCTGGTGTGATAGGAAAGTTTGTAGCAAAACCAAACTATCACAAATACTCTAATTTGTCAAGAAAATAATCTAACTTTGGAGGTGATATTTTGGGATTTGGTGAAAACCTCACACGGTTGCAGGAGGAACACGGCGAGACGAGTTACCGACTGGCAAAGGCTATCGGCGTACATCAGACGTCCATTACGAACTGGAAGAACGGCATTAAGCCGCACCCGAAGCACGCGAAGCTGGTAGCGAAGCACTACGGCGTGAAGGTGGAGGAGCTGATGGGGACGATGCCGCAGGTGTAAGAAAAAGCCCCGCCCAGTGGTTGCGGCACTGGACAGGGCGTCTCCGAAACATCTACCAAAATGTTCTGCGGATAGTATACCACGCCCGCAGAGGAAAGGCAAGAGGTTATGACGTGTGCTGAAATTGCCGTGATGTTATGGGCACGGCAGAACGGAATGGAAATTATCGAAGTAGAGTACATTCGACAGGAGGAAACGACATGAGTTGGTTTGCATGGGCGCTGGCGTTTATCGGCGCGGCGTGGCTGAGCTGGGCCATCGTCAAGGGCGTGGAGGCGCTGGGGCGATGAACGGAACGACAATCGAAACGATGTTGTACCGCAGGTACAAAACGTCTTTCTCCGATTGCGAAACGGTATTCGGAAGCTACGACAAAGAGCGAAAGACGATTGATGTGATAATCCCGGAGGGGCGCATGAAGCCGTCCGGCGTTCGCGGGCAATCTTATCACTGGATGGAATTTTCCGGCGTAGAAAACGCTACAGGACGGCCGGTACGATGCACAATCAAGGCAATTTGCAGGGACAACGCAGTTAAGCGTCTGGCAAAGAGCTGCACCTGGAACATTTAGGCCGCATGGAGGTAACGGGTATGAGAGAGCGGAACAGGCGGGCGCAGGAGTATTCCCAGCGCTGCTGGGAGCGGCGGTGGAACAGGCGGCTCTGGATCCTCAACGCTTTGATGATCCTGCTGATCATCGGCATCCTCCTCTGGGCGCTGACGCTGCCGGAGGCACAGGAGCCGGAGGACATCCCCCCTCCCCTGCCCGCTGCGGTGCAGGCGGCGGTGCTGTCCGCCGCGAAGCCGCCGGAGAATCTGCTGGTATGCGACATCACCGGATATTGCGCCTGCTGCACGCCCTATGCGGACATCAACCGCAACGAGGCAGGGCAGGTGCTGACGGCCTCCGGACGGTGGGTCTGCATCGGCGAGGCGGTGGCGGTTGACCCGGACATTATCCCGCTGGGCAGCACCGTGACTATCGGAGGCAAGGAGTACATAGCAGCCGACACCGGAGTGTACGGCTACACGGTGGACGTGCTGATGACCCACGAGGAGGCGGCGCAGGCTGGTGTGGTGAAAGCAATGGTGCAGTGGGAATGGTAGGGCTGACGAACAGAGTGGGCACGCCCTGCAAGGACTGCCGGAGCAGACACCCGAAGTGCCACGGACAGTGCGAGGAGTACGCGGCGTATCTGGAGACCATCAAGGCTGACAAGGCCAAGCGCTACGCGGCGTACAGCGAGATCGACTTTTACAGCATGAACAACGCAAGGCGCGAGAGGGCCAAAATGGTGATAAAAAGAAAGAGGGAAGGACGATGAACCGATTGAAGGAACGGCGGCTGGAGCTGGGCCTGACGCAGGAGGCGGTCAGCGGTGTGCTGAAGCTGGTGGATCCCCGTATCGACACCTGCATGGTGAGCCGGTTTGAAAACGGCGTGTGTCTGCCCACGGAGGAGGTCATGACGGCGCTGGAGGCGGCACTGCGTACCAGCCGGGCATATCTGTACGGCGACGAGGACAAGGCCGACATCCCCCAGCGGACGGCGGAAACGGAGCGCATTGCGGCGCTGATCCCCCACGGGCGGCGAAACGCCATCAGCCGTGCGGAGCTGGCGGCGGCGATGCAGACCTCTGACCGGATGATGCGAAAGGCCGTCAGCGAAGCCAAGCGGCAGGGCGTGATGATCTGCAACGACGGCGAGGGATACTACCAGACGGAGGAGCTGGGAGACCTGTACCGGCAGTACAGGCGGGACACGGCGCGGGCCATGTCCATCCTCAAGGCCAGAAAGCCAATGCGGGACGTGCTGAAAGCGGCGGGTCGGCCGGTATGAGAAGCGTGATGCAGTATTGGGAACCGGAGCGGCCCTTAGAGCCGAAGGACTACGATCTGCCCGTCTGCCCCGTGTGCGGGGAGGAGGCGGACACTTTCTACAAGAACAAGGACGGCGTCATCGTGGGGTGCGATTGCTGCATTGAAGCGAGGGACGCATGGGAGGAACAGAAATGAGTATGAGTTTGTATCACATCGACCGGGAACTGGAGAGCCTGATCGACCAGGAAACCGGCGAGGTGCTGGATTTTGATGCGTTCGAGGCGCTGCAAATGGAGCGGGACGCCAAGATCGAGGGCGTACTCTGCTGGACAAAGAATCTGGCGGCGGAGGCAAAGGCCATCCGCGAGGAGGAGAAGGAACTTGCCGAGCGGCGAAAGAAACTGGAGCGCAAGCGGGAGAAGCTGCTGGACTACGCAGAGAAGGCGCTGGGCGGCGCGGCGTTCCAGACGGCCAAATGCGCCGTGACATACCGCAAGAGCACGGCGGTGGAGATCAACGACATGGACGCGGTGGTGCAGTGGTGCATGGACAACGGGTACGACGGCAAGATCACCTATGCCCAGCCGACGGTGAGCAAGACGGACATTGCGCCGCTTCTGAAGTCCGGCATGGCCGTGACCGGCGCGGAGCTGTGTGAGCGGTCGAACATGGGGGTGAAGTGATGGAGAACCTGGCTATCTATAACGCGGTGCGCAGTGTGCCGGACAGCGCAAAAAGGCGCATCGAGGCGGGCCGCTTGAAGGGCAAGACCGACATCAACCCCATGTGGCGCATTAAGGCGCTGACAGAGACGTTCGGCCCCTGCGGCTTTGGATGGAAATACGTCATCACTGACAAGCGGCTTGAGCAGGGCGCGAACGGCGAAGTAGCCGCATTTCTGGACATTGTCCTGTTTGTAAAGGCCGACGGCGTGTGGTCTGACGCGATCCCCGGCACGGGCGGCAGTGCGTTTGTGGCGAAGGAGAAGAACGGGCCTTATACCTCCGACGAGTGCTTTAAGATGGCGCTGACGGACGCTATCTCTGTGGCTTGTAAGGCGCTTGGCTTTGGCGCGGACGTGTACTGGGAGGCGGATAGGAGCAAGTATGACAAGCCGGAGAGCAAGCAGGAGGCGCCGGTGCTGTGTGAGTGCTGCGGACTGCCCATCAAGGCGGTAAAGTGCGGGGATCGTGTGTATCCCACCAACGAGATCGTAGAGAACGCGGTAAAGAAGTACGGCAAACGGCTCTGCTGGGGCTGCATGAGAGCGGAGAACAACCATGCGGCAGATAACGGTTGACGCGGCGCGTTGGTCGCAGGACAGCGAGGGTGCGTGGCTCTGCCTGCGTGTGAAGTCGCCGGAGGCGGCGAGGGAGGTCTGTGATGCGCTGAAGCCGGGCAAGGAGTACACCGCCACCATCAAGGGCAAAGGGCGGAGCCTCGATGTGAACGCCTATGCGTGGGTGTTGCTGGACAAGCTGGCGGCGCACTACGGCGTTTCGAGAGAGAAGGTATACCGGCAGGAGATACAGAGCATCGGCGGCGTGAGCGAGGTGCTGTGCCTGCGGGAAAAGGCGGCGGAGGCTTTCTGCCGGAGCTGGGAGCGGAACGGTATCGGCTGGATGACCGATACCGGCCCCAGCAAAATCAAGGGCTGCGTAAACGTGACCGTCTGGTACGGCAGCTCCGTATACGACACGGAGCAGATGGCGCGGCTGATAGACGCCATCGTGCAGGACTGCCGGGATGTGGGCATTGAAACCATGACGCCGCGAGAGCTGGACGCCCTTGTGAGCCGATGGGGAGAGGTGAGCGTATGAACGACAAGCGATGCTTTTTGTGCGGTCGGAACGACCCAAGTGACCCGCTGGAGAGGCACCACATTCTGGGTGGTGCGAACCGGAAGAAGAGCGAGAAGTACGGCCTTGTGGTGTACCTGTGCGGCAATCGCTGCCACCGGAACGGGCGCGGCGCGGTACACAAGAACGGTGACCAGATGCGGCGTCTGAGGCGGTACGGGCAGCTCAAGGCAATGGAGGAGCAGGGCTGGACGGAGGAGGACTTCCGCCGCGAGTTCGGAAAAAGCTACTTATGAGAGGAGATTTGAAATGCTGAACAAGATTTTTATCATGGGCCGGTTGACCCGCGATCCGGAACTGCGCAGGACGCAGAACGGCACCGCTGTCACCAGTTTCACGATGGCAGTAGACCGCGACTTTAAGAACGCGGACGGCACCAAGGACACGGATTTTATTGACGTGGTGGCGTGGCGCAACACCGCCGAGTTTGTATCCAAGTATTTCGGCAAGGGCCGCATGGCCGTGGTGGAGGGGCGCTTGCAACTGCGGGACTGGACGGACAAGGACGGGAACAAGCGCCGGAACGCTGAGGTGCTGGCGGACAACATCTACTTTGGCGACAGCAAGAATGAGGGCAATTCCTCCGGCGGCTACAAGGCGGCAGGCAAGGCCGTGGACGTGGAGCCGGAAGCGGGAGACTTTGCCGAGGTCGAGGATGATGGCGACATTCCGTTCTAAGGTGGTGCCACGATGCCGAACAGGATCATAAAAGAAAGCATATGCTCCAGCGAAAAGATTGCGGCGCTTTCGGATTTTGAGTTTCGGCTATGGGTCGGATTGATCACACAGGCAGACGACGCAGGGCGCGGAGATGCCCGCCCTGCAATTATTAAAGGCCACGTTTTCCCGTTTCGGGACAGGCTATCCATCAAAGACATCGATGCTGCGCTCCAAGAATTGGCGGCAAAAGGCTGCGTTTCTCTCTACAAAGTGGACGGGAAGCCCTACTTTTTGTTCCCCGGGTGGGTCAAGCATCAGCGTGTCAGAGATTGCAAGCCGAAGTTCCCGGAACCGCAGGAAATTTCAAGTTTGCCGCAATCTGCCGCAAACTGCGGCGAGTTGCCGCAAACTGCGGCGAGTTGCCGCCTGAATCCAATCCAATCCGAATCCAATCCAAATCCGAATCCGAAAGAGAGTAACGCGCGCGAAACGCGCTTCATACCCCCGGCTATTCCTGACGTTGAGCAATATTGCCGCGAAAAGGGCTATCACGTCAACGCAGAGCGGTTTGTTTGCTTCTATGCACAAAAGGGCTGGATGGTAGGCAAAAACCGCATGAAAGACTGGAAACGGGCCGTTCAAGGCTGGGAAACTCGCTGGAAGGATGAACAGAAGAACGCGCAAAGCGGATTTTCGTATAACTACGGCAGTACGGAGGACAGCCTATGAACGCAGATTTCATCATCGACAGCATTGCGCAGAACGTTGTGCAGGACTGCGATGTTCTGGACTACGAGAAGGACGGTCTGCTGTATTGCGGCCATTGCGACACGCCGAAGCAATGCCGTATCGACATTGCTGGGAAGGTGCGGATCGTCAAGTGCCAGTGCGCTTGCGCCGCCAGAAAGTACGAGGCGGAGAAGAAAGCGCGGCAAGATCAGGAACTGCGCCTGCGCATTGAAACGCTTCGTGCGGACGGCATCCGCGATAAGAGCCTTGCTGGTTGCCGGTTTGACGGGGCTACCATGACGAACGAGCTTGCCAAGTGCAAGCGATACGCAGACCGATGGGACGAAATGGCGCAGAGCAACAGCGGCTTGCTTCTGTGGGGCAATACGGGCAACGGGAAGACCTTCGCAGCTGCCTGCATTGCGAACCAGCTGATCGACCGTGGGATTCCGGCCATGATTACAAGCTTTCCGCGCATTCTGAGCGCCGGATATGACAAACAGGACATCATTGACCAGATGCGCTATTACCCCCTGCTGGTCATTGACGATCTGGGTGCGGAACGGAACAGTGATTATGCGCTGGAAACGGTCTACATGGTCATTGACGAGCGCTACAAGTCCAAAAAGCCATTGATCGTGACCACCAACCTGACGCTGGACGAAATCTGCAATCCCAAGAACATGGCCTATCAGCGCATTTATGACCGTGTGCTGGAAATGTGCGCACCTTTGGTATTTCGCGGCGACAGCATTCGGCGCAGAAAGGCGAAGGAACAGCTCAGTTTCGTCAAGTCGGTTTTGGAGGGAAGTGCATGAAAAACGGGATATGGACGGTGGATACGGCGCGGCTGTGCTGGACCTGCCAGCAGGAAATGGCCCACGAGTACATCATCCAGCCCACCCGCGAACAGCGGCGCGACCCGGTGAAGGATCGCTGGGAGAGCGGCGTGTGTGAGCGCTGCGGGCGGAAACAGAGCATGACCAAGCTGCGGAGGTACACGATGAACAAACGAGGATTGGAGAAAAGAGGCCTGGAGAATGGGCTTGAAAAGTAGCGATCTGGCGCGGCTGGCACCGGCGGCGCAGAAGCAGGTCATGGAGGTAATGGAGAAGATGCAGAAGCAGGGGAAGTACAAGGCACAGAAGACGCGGCGCGGCAAGCTGACCTTTGACAGCAAGAAGGAGGCGGAGCGCTACGACGCGCTGATGCTGCTGCAAAAGGCCGGTGAGATACAGGGGCTGAAATTACAGGTGCGGTACTGCTTGCAAGAGGCGTACACGACGTTTGAGGGCGACCGCGTGAAAAGTATCGACTACATCGCGGACTTCGTGTACGAGCGCAGAACGGCTCCTGACAGCTACGGCCAGCGGTACTGGCTGCCGGTGGTGGAGGACGTGAAGGGGATGCGTACCCGCGAGTATGCCATGAAAGCAAAGCTGTTCCGCAGTAGGTACGGGTTTGCCATCCGGGAGGTGTGACGTGGGCAAGCAGCATTTAAGCAGGGACGACCGCATCTTTATGCGTGGCAAGCTGCAAGGCACACGGGAGAACATGGACATGGTGGCAATGGTGCTGATGGACAAATGCGGCTGGCACGTCTTTGAGGAGACAGCGGACAGCCGGGACACGCAGAGCATCGCGTATCTGTATGAGTGCCTGGAGAAACTGGCGGAGGAGATAAACGAGGGCCGCATCAAGCGGAAGCACATCAAGGACGTGCTGAAGGACGAGTGCGGCGTGGTGTTTGGAGATTAGGAGGTGATTTAGGTGAAACATTTAGGCGATATTACGAAAATAAATGGGGCAGAGATTGAACCCGTTTGGTGTATTACAGGTGGTTCACCTTGTTAGACAGGATCTATCCATCGCCGGGAAACGCGCCGGTTTGGCGGGAGCGCGAAGCGGCCTGTTTATGGAGCAGGTACGCATCGTAAAAAAAATGAGGGAGGCGGACAAAAGGAATGGACGGACAGGTGACATGGTTAGACCTCGGTATCTCGTGTGGGAAAACGTGGTCGGCGCCTTTAGCAGTAACCAAGGAAAAGACTTCGCAGCCGTGCTCGAAGAGATCATCAAAATCGTCGAGCCGGAAGCCCCCGGTATTGAAGTGCCTGAAAAGGGTTGGCCTACCTGGGGAGGGTACCACGATGAAGTGGGAGGACGATGGAGCGTGGTGTGGCGAACTCACGACGCGCAACACTGGGGAGTTCCTCAACGCCGCCGTCGTATCTCGGTTGTCGCAGATTTTGGAGGAGACACCGCATCCGAAATACAATTTGACCCCAAAAGCGTGTCAGGGGATATTGCGGAGAGCGGAGAGGCGGGGGAAGGATTTGCCGAAGCTGCTGAAGCAGGTGCTTCTTATGCAGTCCGCATCAGGGGGGGGCTGTGACGGAGGAGGAAAAGGCGCGTTAGTGCAGACGGAGAAAAGCGGAACGCTTGGTACGGGCAATGACCAGACGATTTTCTGCATGGCAACACAGCAGGGCGGCGCAGAACTGCGGACAGACGACCGAGCGCCCACACTGACCGCAGCGGCGGGCATGAGCGGGAACAACCAGCCAGTGGTGGCTATCCCCATCAACGACAAAGCTACAAGATGGCAGGGCGGCGGAGAGAGCCGTAACCACGATGGCAGCGGCAACGGGCTTGGAGTTGGCAAAGATGGCGACCCCGCACCAACACTGACCGCTGGCGACCGCCACGGGGTAATGTGTGCCGGGTTTAAGGCCGGACAGGGCGCACAGGCGGGGGGCATCGGGTACAGTGAGGAAGTGTCACCCACGCTGGCGGCGGCACCCAGCGGGACTAACCAAACCCCGGCGGTGATGGCTTTTGACACCACGCAGATCACCAGCAAAGAGAATGGGAGCCAGCCAGGATTTGGCAAGCCATGCCACACGCTGAACGCGAACGCCCATGTTCCGTGCGTGGCGCTGGACATGACACACGCCTGTGACGTCATCCGCGAGTGCGGGGAGCAGGCACCCAGTTTGCAGGCGAGGATGGGCACGGTCGGAAACCAAGTGCCGCTGACATACCAGATGAATGGTTTTGGAGATTACCGCGCCGCCGAGGTTGCAAGCAGTTGCAAGCAACGGGACTTTAAGGACAGCACAGACCTTGCCATCACGCACATGGTCGTGCGCCGCCTGACACCGATGGAATGTGAGCGACTGCAAGGTTTCCCTGACCACTGGACGGACATCGGCGAGTGGTCAGACGAAAAGGGAAAGAAGCACAAGGACGCGGACAGCCCACGGTACAAGGCGCTGGGTAACTCCATCGCCCTGCCATTCTGGGACTGGATGCTGCGGCGTATGGCGCGGTATCTGCCGGAGGGCGCGACGCTGGGGAGCTTGTTCGACGGCATCGCGGGCTTTCCGCTGATCTGGGAGCGCATACACGGCAAAGGTACGGCGCGGTGGGCAAGCGAGATCGAGCCGTTTCCAATCGCCGTGACAAAGAAACATTTTCCAGAGGAGAAATGACATGACAAGAGATGAGATCGTGACCGCGCTGCGGTGCTGTGCCGAGGGAGAGTGTCATGGCTGCACAATCCACAATGATAAGCAGCATTGCCAAGAACGAGTGTTGGATGCCGCCGCTGACCTGATCGAGAACCAGCAGCGGTACATCGAGGCACTGATGAAAGCCAACGCCGGACTGCGGGACACTGTACTGCGGCGGGATGCGCAGATCGCGGACATGAGTGATGGACTGGCGCAGTTTGCCAAGGCCGTGGCGGAGAAGGAGGAGAACAATGGAACGACTGACTGTACCTGATGTGCGAGTGGACGAACACACTACCCGTAGGAGAATAATCGACGGGGACGCTGTGAGAGAATGCGCGATGGAGATTTATTGGCGGCTAAAAGACTACGAGGACACCGGCTACACGCCGGAGGAGATCGCAAAGCTGCAAGGCGACCTGATCCAACGCAACGCGGAGCTGCTGGAAGTACGGGAGGGCTTGCAGAGCAAAAAGAACACCGCCGAGCAGTACGCCGCCATCAACGACACGCTGTACGATAGCAACATGAAGCTGGGCGCAGACAGGAAAGCCCTCATCAACGAGCTATGCCAATACTGCGGGAAGTACAAACAAGCACACGAGGGCGCCTGTGACGGGTGCAAATGGAGGGAAATATGATGGATGCTGTGAAGTTTTTGCAGGAGCGAAACAGAATGTACGAGAGCGGCGCGGCCACGCCCTGCATTGGGCTGGAGGACGATTATGACCCGGTAATCGCGGTTAAGGTCGTAAAGGAGTGGTCTGCCGCACACCCGCGCAAGACACGGCAGAGTGTGTTTCTGGAGCAGTGGCCGAATGCGCGCCCTGCGGATGATGGGGTGTTGATTTTTTGCCCAAAAAGGTTTGACTTTCACATTTCATGTTTAGCAGAATGCCATGATTGCCGCCGCGAGTTCTGGATGCAGGAGGTGGAGTGACATGGAAAATTTGTTGCAAAACATCGCCAGCGGGCTGTGGATCGTGTTGGGCGTGTACTGTTTCTTTGGACTAAGGAAGTGGAACAAGCGGTTCAGTGAGCTGTATGATGAGCTGAAAGAGGAGATGAAGTGATGGGAGAGCATAAGCACAACCCCACGGCCACCGCCGCGAAGAACGGCGAATTGCCGCCGAAGAAGAAGAAGCCGATGGGCACAGCAGAGAGCCGGGAGTGGGTGTATACATGGATACGAGAGCACACGCCGCTGGGCATCATGGAACGTGAGATAAGGAGGAACTGTGATGGCGGAGTATATTGAAAGAACGGTGGTGCATGGAAGGTGGGAATACACCCCGCAAACGTTTAACACACTCGGTCAGATTAGGTGTCCGTTTTGTGCGTGGTGGTCTCTTGACCAGTCCATTGACGGCATTTATAAATACTGCCCCAACTGCGGGGCGAAGATGGACGGAGGTGACAACGATGCGACTGATTGATGCGGATAAGCTGGTCGATAGGCTTTACGACAACGAATTTGCTATGCTTTGTCCACTGGATGAAGTGAGCGGAGTAGTCGATGCTTGCCCCACCGTAGACGCAGAGGTCGTGGTGCGCCGCAAGGACTGCAAGCATGAGTTTGGCGGGAGCTGCATTATCTGCGGGTTCCAGAAGCGCAAGCCGGAGGACTTCTGCTCCTACGGCGAACGAAAGGAGGTGGCTGACAATGGCTGAATACATTGACCGAGTTGACGCGATTAAAGCCGTAAATGAGCAAAACGCCCTTACCATGACAAGAGCGGCACTAATTGATGTACTCAACGGCATCCCCGCCGCTGATGTAACAGAGGTGGTGCATGGACGGTGGGAGCATCTTGGTGGGGATGAATGGTGTTGCTCTGCGTGCGGCTTTGTCATTACCACTGAAGGCAGTTGGGACAAGCCTACCAAAAAATACTGCGAGGATTGCGGCGCGAAGATGGACGGAGGTGCAGATGATGCCAGCGTGTAAAATTTGTGGCAGATGGTTTGCAAAAATCCGAGACGACGAGGAACTTTGCGATAAGTGTAGGGTAGCATTGAGCCGATTGTCTGGTTATGCCGTGCCGGTGGTGCGGTGCAAGGACTGCAAGCATTTCAAGCACTACGAAAAGACGTCGCTACTCATAGATGGAGAGCACATCAAGGCTGGGTGGTGTTATAGACGGGTGCGGTACAACGAGGAGTACAGGATGCCGCCGGACGGTTTCTGCTCCTATGGAGAGAGAAAGGACGACAAGCATGAACATTAAGGACAGCGGAGAGCGCACGACGTTTAATACAGGGGCGCAGCGGGATATGCACAGCGGAAAAGGCCGCATGGATCTTCTTCCGTGGGCGGCGATCATCGAGGTAAGCAAGCACTGCGAGGCCGGGGCGATCAAGTACGGGGTGCATAATGTCGATAAAGGGATCCCCACCAGCAGTCTGATGGACAGTGCCATGCGACACGCGGCGAAGTATCTGGACGGGCAGGAGGATGAAGATCACCTGCTGGCGGCGGCGTGGAACATTTTGTGGGCGATCGAAATGCGGTGCAAAAAACCGGAGTGCGTAGATACGCCGTGGAGGGACAATGCAGAAGGGTGATGTGATTCGTGCGCGGTTTCTGACGATGCCGGATCCGTTCCCCGGCTCCGGAAAGGCCGAAAAACAGTACCCCGTGCGCAAGGCTACGGTGGTGTATGTGCATCCAAAGGGGCGATACATCGTGGCGGAGTGCAAGGGCGTCAGGGAAACATTTTTCCCGGAGGAGGTGCTGATATGAGCGAATTCCCGGAACGGCTTAGAAAGCTGCGGGAGAAAAAGAGACTGAAGCGGTATGTGCTGTCGGAGCGCTGCGGGCTGAATTCAGATGCTATACGCCGGTATGAGCTGGGGACGGCGAAGCCGACGATGGACGCGCTGAAGAGCATAGCGGATGAATTCGGCGTGTCGGTGGACTATCTGATGGGAAGGACGGACTATCCCTGCGTGGTAGATATTGCAGAAAAATAAATTTTGAAAATTCCACTTAAAAGTGGAAAAATTGAAAAAACGCACTTTATCATGGGAGATGCAGGGGCAAACTCTGCATCTCCATTCTTTTTCTTTTCACCCTTCTTTCCTGATGGGCGGGGCTTCGGCTCCGCCCTGATGGAGCAATATGCCGCAGGCAGATGCCGCCCCACATTTCGGGGGGTCGGGAGGGCGCACCTCTCATGCGGCGCCAGATGAAAACGTTGGATCGTTTTCACCCGCAAGGGGCTTTCTTGGGGCGTATGCCCCACACGCGGCATAGGTGCCCCGTAAGGGGAGGCCACAGCGAGTGACGGGGACTTTCCCCGAAGCGCTAAAGCAGGGCAGGACTGCAATGCTGTACCAGTCACACAAGCGGGCGAGGAAGCGCGAGAAGTTAAGTACACACAAGCTGTGGCCACAGCGGCGGACAGTTAATCCGCAAAAACAGTGTGCGGCTGATGAAAAGGCGCAGCGCAGTGTGATTGGCTGGCGGCTCGGAAAGACGAGCACCCCCCCTCAATGCAGACGTAGCTCAGTCGGTAGAGCACCGCGCCAGGAGGTATGTCGTTGGGTCGAGTCCAACCGTCTGCACCATAGGCGTGACCTCTTGCCTCGCAGCCGCACGGAGCGTAAGTCTGCGAAAGTGGTCTTTCCTGCGCGCTGTACGAAAGCGGTGGGACGACGTAATTTATTTATTGGCTGGCACCGGCTTTGTAAAGATGAACGGATGCGACCGACGTACCGGCGCAGGGCTGTAAAGTTCCGTGGTTGGTCTGGGTACCACCGTGCTTTTGAGAAATCCGAGGCGTGGATGTGGTGTGGTGGCGGTTGTCTTAGGACAAAGCCGCTGTGTAGGACAGTATAGATGCGTGGTGGCACCCGACCGATTGTGTAAAACAACAGGCGGTGCGCTGGCAGACCGCTGTAAGGGATGCGTCCCAAATAGTCTGCTTACATAAAACAGGACTTCCCGCACCTCTTTGTAATGTGTCCCAGGGAAGACATGAATACAGGTGTGGCGAAAGCCGGGGAAGGACGCGGCAATGACAAAGGTCAGTGGTGGGAGGCCGCTGCGTCAGGAAAGGAAGGCTTATGGTTATCCATAACAAACCGATTGCAGATATTATTCCGTATGCATCCAACGCAAAGAAGCATGACAGGCGGCAAATCAACAACGTTGCGGAGAGCATCAAGCAGTACGGCTTTGTTCAGCCGATTGTGATTGATCGCGACGGCGTGATTGTAATCGGCCACTGCCGCGCTATGGCGGCAAAGAAACTGGGCATGGAAGAAGTGCCGTGCGTCTGTGTGGATGATCTGACACCGGAGCAGGTAAACGCCCTGCGGCTGGTGGACAACAAGAGCAACGAGAGCGACTGGGACTTTGACCTGCTGGCTGATGAGCTGCCGGGGCTTGACTTGTCTGCTTTTGACTTTGATTGGGGTCTGCGTGATGAACTCGACACGTCAGTGGTAGAGGACAATTACGATCCCGTTTTACCGGCAGAGCCAAAGAGCAAACTTGGCGATGTGTACCAGCTTGGAGACCATCGCCTTATGTGCGGAGACAGCACGTCTTTGACAGATGTACAGAAGCTCGTGGGGGGGGGAACAAATGGATTTGCTGCTCACAGACCCCCCGTACAATGTGGACTATCAGGGCACCGCCGGGAAGATTAAGAACGACAATATGGAGGATACGGCATTTAGACGGTTCCTGACGGACGCGTTTTCCAATGCGGCGATGGTTATGAAACCCGGCGCTCCATTTTACATTTGGCACGCAGACAGCGAGGGGTATAACTTCCGAGGCGCGTGCAGAGATGCGATGCTGCGTGTCCGGCAGTGCCTGATCTGGGTGAAGAACTCCCTTGTGATGGGGAGACAGGATTTCCAGTGGAAACATGAGCCTTGCCTGTATGGTGAGAGCGAGATTGAAGAAGAAGCACACGAACCTTGCCTGTACGGCTGGACGGAAGGGAAGAAGCATTATTTCTTCAAGAACCGCAGGCAGACAACCGTGTTGAATTTTGATAAGCCTGTCAAATCTGCGGAGCATCCGACCATGAAACCGATTAAGCTGTTTGATTACCAGATGCAGTGCTCCAGTAAGCCGGGTGAGAATGTGCTTGACCTGTTCGCCGGGTCCGGCACAACGATTATGGCGGCGGAGCAGAATGGCAGACACGCTTTCTGCATGGAGTATGATCCGAAGTATGCCGATGTCATTGTTGATCGGTGGGAGAAGTTTACGGGGAAGAAAGCGGTGCTTTTGAATGACGATTGAAGAAGCACAGGCGATTATTGCCAAAACCAGCAGCCCGTATTTGAAGCGGGACATGGAGAAGTTTATTAAACGCCAACGCAGAAAGGAGGGCGTGTATGGCAAGAACAGGACGTCCTCGGAAAGAGATAAACGAGAAGCTGTTTGAAAACCTATGCGCTATCCAGTGCACAGAGAAAGAGATATGCTCAGTGCTGGAATGCTGCGAGGACACATTGAACGCTTGGTGCAAGAGAACGTATAAAATGACTTTCTCGGACGCATATAAAAACAAGAGCCAGCTTGGGAAATCAAGCCTGCGGCGGGCGCAGTTCAGGTTGGCTGAAAAGAACGCGACAATGGCGATCTGGCTTGGCAAGCAGTACCTCGACCAGAAGGATATTGTGGAGCAGAACATCAACACAGATGGTGTCAAGGTGATAATTGATGTCTAACATTCGTCTGTCTGAAAAAATAGGCTCTGCGTTCTACGACGTGGCGCATGACGTGTTCCACCACGGTCACACGCACTACGATTTCAGCGGTGGGCGCGGCTCACTTAAGTCCTCCACGGTGTCTGTACTCGTCCCCCTGCTGCTGATAAACAATCCGGGTACACACGCGCTGGTGCTGCGTAAGGTGGCAAATACCATCCGTGACAGCGTGTACGCGCAGTATATCTGGGCAATCGGTGAACTGGGTATGGCGGCGTATTGGGAGGCAAAGGTTTCCCCGATGGAACTAATCTACAAGCCTACCGGGCAGAAGATTATGTTCCGGGGCGCTGACGATCCCATGAAAATTAAGTCTATCAAGGTGCCGTTTGGCTACATTGCCGTGACGCATTTTGAAGAGAAAGACCAGTTTGCCGGTCGTGCCGAGATACGAACGATTTTACAGTCTACAATGCGCGGCGGGTCGAGGTATTGGAACTTTGAAAGCTACAACCCGCCGATAAGCCGCGATAACTGGGCGAACAAGGACAGCCTGGAAGAACGCACAGACAGGCTGTGTCACAAGTCAACGTACTTGCAAGCCCCGCCAGAGTGGCTGGGTGAGCAGTTTCTGGCAGAGGCGGAACATCTCAGGGTAACGGACGAGAGAGCGTACCAGCATGGGTATTTAGGTATTCCTGTGGGTACGGGCGGCAACGTGTTTGACAACCTTGAGCTGCGGGAGATCACCGACGAGGAAATGTCGCATTTCGACCACATCTACCAAGGCGTGGACTACGGTTGGTTTCCTGATCCCTTTGCTTTTATCCGTTTGCACTACGACCGTGCGAGGGAAACCATTTACCTGATGGATGAGATATATCAAAACAAGCTTACTAACGAGGCAAGCGGCAACATCATCATTCATCGTGGATATAAAGACGCATATATTACCTGTGACAGTGCAGAGCCTAAAAGTGTGGCAGACTATCGCGCTATGGGCCTTCCGGCAAAAGCAGCGGTCAAAGGCCCCGGCTCTGTTGACTACGGTATGAAGTGGCTGCAGCGGCGAAAGATCGTCATTGATCGGAAACGCACACCAAACGCATACAACGAGTTCGTGAATTACGAATACGACAGAAACAAAGACGGAGATATTATCAGCGGCTACCCGGATGAGAATAACCACTTGATAGATGCCACCCGGTACGCCGTTGAGCGCATTTCCCGTCGGATGGGAGTTATTGCATGAGTAACGCGGTTATCATCAAACTGAATGAGCTGGGCTATACCACCATCCCGGACAGCTTCTACAGCAAAGTGTACGAGTGGAAAAGCTGGTATCAGGGCGATGTAAAAGGCTTCCACAACTACACTGTGCAGAACGGTGAGCGACAGGTGAAGTGTAGGCGCTACTCCCTTGGCATGGGAAAAAAGCTGTGCGAGGATTGGGCTAATCTCTTGATGAACGAGAAAGTCCAAATCACACTTGAGGGTCAGAAAGAGCAAGACTTTATTGACCTGGTGCTGACGGAGAATAACTTCACCGTCAAGGCGAACGAAATGCAGGAGTTGAAGTCCGCACTGGGCACTGTGGCCTATGTCCCACGGGTTATTGGGCAGGAAATCAGCGAAAGCGGGGATATTGTGCCCGGCAACGCATCCGGTATCGTGCTGGACTATGTGACCATCGAGAACATTTACCCGCTGTCCTGGCAGAATGGATATATCAGCGAGTGCGCGTTTTCTTCCGAAGTCACGCGGGGAGGAAAAGATTATCTGTATTTGCAGATACACCGGCGTGGGGACAACGGCAACTATGTCATTGAGAACCGCATCTATCGGTATGACAATGAGCAACTGGCCGATGAACAGCTTGTTAATGTCAAGGGATTTGAAAATATCCCGCCTGTGGTGCACACAGGTAGCGACAAGCGGCAGTTTGTCATTGACCGGCCCAACATTGCAAACAACGTCAACTATCTGCTGCCGACCGGCATTGCAATCTACGCCAATGCTATTGACGTATTGCAGGGTGTGGACATTGCTTACGACAGCTACGTTAACGAGTTCAAGCTTGGAAAAAAGCGCATCATGGTCAAGCCGTCTGCGGCGCAGTATCTTGACGGCACCCCTGCTTTTGACCCTGACGATGTGGTGTTTTACGTCATGCCGGAGGATACAGAAGACGGCGCAGTTGTAACGCCAATTGACATGACGCTGCGGACGGCGGAGCACAACACCGGTATTCAGGATCAACTCAATATCCTTTCCAGCAAGTGCGGCTTCGGCGAGACCTATTACCGATTTGACGGCGGCAGCGTAGCAACTGCCACACAGGTCATCAGCGAAAACTCCACCATGTTCCGCACCATCAAAAAGATGGAGATCGTGCTGGAACAGGCTCTGGTAGAACTGTGTCGCATTCTTCTGCGGCTGGGCAACACCGCCATGAACGCTGGGCTGAATGAGGATGTGGAGATCTCCATCGATTTTGATGACAGCATCATTGAGGACAAGCAGAGCGAATTTTCCCGCGATATGCAAATGCTTAGTGCTGGCATTATGAATGACTGGGAGTTCCGCGCAAAATACATGAACGAGGACGAGGCGACTGCAAAGGCGGCGCTGCCGAAGATGCAGGACATGACAACCGAGCAGCAGCACGAAGTGGAGTGAGGTGACGGGCAGTGCCGAAATACCCATTCTCCCCCGAACTGCTGGATGCCATGCCCGAAGAATTGGCGGAGCTGTACCGTGGGCTTGAGGACGCACTTTTGATGGAGATATGCTCCCGGCTAAAGCTGCGGGACGAGTTGAACGAGGTCACGGTGCAGGACATCAAGGCGCTGCGGTCACACGGCATCGATCTGAAAGAGATTGAGAAAGCCATACGACAGACTACCGGCATCAGCGAGAAAAAGCTGAACGAGCTGATAGACGATGTGGTGGAGCGCAACCAAAAGTATTACACCGAGGTCATAGATCTTGCCCGTGTAACACAGCCTGACGTGCTGGTGGATGCAACCACCATTGACGCCATCAAACGGCAGACGCAGGATGCGTTCCGCAACATCACCGCTTCGATGGGCTTTTTGGTAGACGCAGGGCGGACGATGCTACCCCCGGCAAAAGCTTACCAGTGGGCGTTAGATGCGGCTACGTTGAAAGTAGAAAGCGGGGCTTTCTCTTATGGGCAAGCCATAAAAGAAGCCGTTAGGGAGCTTGCAAGCGGCGGACTGCGGGTGGTGGACTATGAAAGCGGACACCGTGACCATGTAGACGTAGCTGTGCGCAGGGCTGTCATGACGGGTGTAAATGCCCTTAATCAAAAATATGCGGAGCAGTCAATGGAATACCTTGGTTCAGACCTTGTAGAAGTATCGGCACACGCGGGTGCACGAGATAAAGATGGCCCAAATGGGTGGGAAGCGCATACGAAGTGGCAGGGGCGTGTATTTCGGTGGAATAAAAAATAACATCGAGGATTACTCCCCGATGTTAAATCCCCAATATTTTAGCTCTGCTTCTCGCCTGGCTTTAGCGGCATCTGCAATGGTGTAAAAAGTTCCTAAATAGATTTTCCCGTTATCTGTTGCAATGGATGCGCGATAAACAACAACGCCATCTTTTCGCAATCTTGGATAAACACCAGCAACACCAGTAGTATTATTTTTCCTGGCTTTTCTGTTTCTGGAATTTTTCTTATGAGATACCCATCTGCAATTTTGGGGGGAATAATCAAGGTCGCCGTTTATTCTGTCAATTTCCAAACCAGGGTGATAGCCATTCTCGATAGACCATTTTGCAAAAGTGTCAAAATCTTCCCATTCCTCACAATAAGAAATGCCTTTATCACCATAATATTGGTGATTGGTGCATCTCCCATTGCAACGGCGCTTCATTTCCGACCATGCGTGATAAAGCCGATTTGAATGTTTCCGCAAGTATAACGGTTTTTTCGCCCTGTAAGGTAAACACAACCCGCATGACTTCGAACTACCACGCAAAGAAACGCTTGAAACACTACGAATTGTGCCGCAATCACAACGGCATATCCAACGTACTGGCAAAATATTCCCGTCTCTTTGTAATACTTGCCATTTCCCAAATCTTTTTCCAGTCAAATCGTTTAATTTACTCATATAATCACCTCTTAATGTAATTATACCATATAATCAAATAACAGTCAACAGAAGTGTATTCCACTTGCGCCTTTACGATAGAAAGGATGTGATGTTATGGCAGATTACCCAGACTTTGAAAAGACTTGCGGATATGGTTTCGTTACTGGCATTGGCGGGGCAAACTGTCGATGTACGGCATACATTTTATCCGTTTGTTGAGGGCGTAAGTGAGCGCACTTACACAGACGAACAGCTTGCCCATATTGACGATGGTCTGGGCTGTACGTTTGAGGGCAAGACCTATACGGCATACGAAGCCACGCAGGAGCAGCGCAAGGTGGAGCGCACCATACGCAAGCTCAAGCGTGAGAAAACAGCGTACAACGCCGCAGGGCTGACAGACGAAGAACAGGCAGTGAATATCAAACTGCGCCGCCTGAACGCAAAGTACAAGGCGTTCAGCAAGGCGGCGGGGCTGCCGGAGCAGCGGGAAAGGATGAAGGTGCTGTATTGATCGACAACGAAGTCATACAGGCTATCGAAGCTATCTTGAAGCGGGGAAACAACGCAGAAGTGCGGCGAAAGGGTGACGGCGTTATCGTGCTGGAAGTCCAAAAGAAAATCAAATATCAATCCTCGGTGTAATCGGGCACCGGGAAGGGCAATAGGAGCCAACTGCTGACAGTTTATCAGTGGTTGGCTTTTGTTTTTTTAGTAAAAACCGCTGATGCGGATTTTATACAAAAATTGGCTATCTGCAAGCCTAAAAGTGCAGGCGGGGCGGTCACGGCAACGACCTAAAAAGCCTATCCCGTAAGGAGTTGAACATGAAGAAAGAAGAGCTGTTGAACATCGGCCTGACGGAAGAGCAGGCGGACAAGGTCTTTGCCATGAACGGCAAGGACATCGAGAAGCACAAGAAAGCCGCAGAGGACGCAAAGGCGGACAAGGAAGCCCTGGAGCAGCAGGTCGCAGACCGGGATAAGGACATCGCGGAACTGAAAAAGACCAGCGGTGACGCTGCCAAAATCCAGGAAAAGCTGGATGAGCTGCAAGGCAAGTACGACAAGGAAACCGAAGCGTACAAAACACAGCTTGCACAGCGGGATTATCAGACCGCCATTGACAAGGCGATTGCCGACAGCGGCGTGAAGTTTTCCTCCAAGTCTGCGGAAAAGGCTTTCCGCGCAGGTATCGGAGACAGCAAGCTCGAAATGAAGGACGGCGCTTTGGACGGGTTCGACAAGTACCTGGAAAAGGCAAAGTCCGAGGATCCCAGCGCATTTGTAAAGGCTGGCGCTCGTGTTGACACGCAGGGTTCGCTTGAGGGCGGCACTCGTGAAACAAAGCCTACGTCTTTGCTGGGTGCGCTCCACGAAAAATACGACAAGTAAAGGAGACATTGACACATGGCTATTACTCTTGCTGAAGCTAAGGTCGGCATGGCCGATAAGGTCGACCAGATGATCGTCGACGAATTTCGCCGCAGTTCTCTGCTGCTGGACAGACTGGTGTTTGACAACGCCATCTCTCCGGGCACTGGTGGTTCCACTCTGACCTACGGCTACATCCAGCTGAACACCCCCTCCACCGCCGCTGTTCGTGCGATCAACAGCGAGTACACCGCCAACGAGGCCAAGCGCGTTGAGAAGACCGCAAAGGCCATCATCATGGGCGGTTCCTTCTCCGTTGACCGTGTGCTGCAGAATACCTCCGGTGCTGTTGACGAACTCGCGTTCCAGGCACAGCAGAAGATCAAGGCGACCAGCAACTACTTCCATAACCTGGTCATCAACGGCACTTCCGCCGCTACCGGCGCTGGTTATGTGACCGGCACCTTTGACGGTCTGAAGAAGCTGCTGTCCGGCACTTCTACGGAGCTGTCCTCCGGCATCAACCTGTCCACCTCTGCTTTGCTGGATAGCAACGCCAACGCGTTCATTGACCAGCTGGATCAGCTGGTGCACACCATCGACGGTGATACCACAATGCTGATGATGAACAGCGATATGCTGATGAAGGTCCGTTCCTGCGCACGCCGTGCCGGTTACTACGAGCGTACAAAGAACGACTTTGGCCAGGTGGTGGAGACCTTTGCCGGTATCCCCCTGATGGACATGGGCAAGTACTACAACGGCACTTCCTCTGTGGACGTTATCGGCACTTCCGCCGCTACCGCTTCCGCCGACGGCACCACCAGCATCTACGCGGTGAGTATCGGCCTGGACGGCTTCCACGGCATTTCCCCCACCGGCACCAGCGTCATTTCCAGCTATATGCCTGACATGAACGCCCCCGGGGCCGTAAAGACCGGCGAGGTCGAGCTGGTGGCAGGCGTGGTGCTGAAGAACACCCTCAAGGCCGCTGTGCTGGATAACATCATCCTGTCCCCCAAGACCGGTAGCTGATTTGAAAGGAGCTGGCTCACATGACATACGCTGATTACGACTATTACTCCGGTACCTATATGGGCACCGTGAGCGAGGAGGATTTTCCGCGTCTGGCTGTACGAGCCAGCTCCTTCCTCGATTACTACACGCAGAACCGGGCAAAAGATAACGCCGATATGGACGCTGTAAAAATGTGCTGCTGTGCACTTGTGGACAAGTATCAGCTGATCGAAGCCGCGCAGCAGCTTGCCGCAACCAAACTGACAAACGCGGCGACAGGCGATGACGTGAAAAGCGAAACGGTAGGTGGGTACTCCCGGACACTGGCCAGCGGCGGTGAAGCTGCCGCGTCTGCGCTGAGTGCAACAGGCGGTGCGAAGAAACTGCTGGCGGCGACCTGTAACGAGTATCTGGCGCATACCGGCCTGCTGTATCGGGGAGGGGGGTGCTGTGGTTGTACGCGCCCCACACTATAACGGTCTACAACGCCGTGCAGGAGACTGACCCGGCGACCTTTGAGGAAACTACAAAGCTGTATGTGACCATTTTGCGCGGCGTGATGCTGCAAGCCAGCAAGGCGGTAAACGTCCGAGAAAGCGGACTTGAGAGCGCGGACGCAGTAAACCTGTACATTCCGTTCTCTGTGGAAACTGTGGACGGTACGACAGGCAAGGCCAAAACTTACGCGCCCCCGCAGGCGTTTCTTGCGGCGGCGGACAAGTCCGGGCTGTGGACGCTGTCGGTCAACGGTAATGGCGGGCTGACTTTCTTTGTGAAAGGCGAGTTTGTCACAGACAAAGAGGACGTGGCTATGGCACAGGACGGCTGCTACAACGTGACCAAAGTGGATGAGAAAGATTTTGGCAGCGTGGATATGCAGCATTGGGAAGTCGGAGGGGCATAAGATGTCGCTCAAGTTCTCTGTTGACGTGTCCGGCATGGACGAAGTAAAGCGGCAGCTTGCAAGGGCCTGTGGCCGCGCTGAAAGCGTTTTAGCGCAACAGGTGATGAAAGATACCACCCCCTTTGTGCCTGCGCTTACAGGCTCTCTGACGCAGCGAACGCGGGTGGTGGGAAACGAGGTCATTTATCCCGGCCCATACGCCCGGTTTCTGTACTACGGGAAAGTGATGGTAGACCCGGCGACCGGCAGCACATACGCCCCAAAGGGCGGGCACAAGGTGGTCACAGATCGAAATCTTGTATTTAACACAACAATGCATTCGCAGGCACAGGCACATTGGTTTGATGCTTCCAAAGCGCAGAACATGGAGAAGTGGGTGCGGGTGGCAGATAAGGCGGTGAAGAAATTTGGAAAAGATTAAAAAGGCCGTGTCAGCGGCGGAAGAGGATCAGGTATCGCGCAAGC